CCCTTTATTATAATTTACCACACCTGCACGAATATAATCATCGCAAAGTTCGTATCCATAACGTATACGTTGCATAATTTCCTGTGATCCTGTGTATTTGTGAGCAGCAACAAGAATAGTTTGATCTGGATGGAACATTGCGTACCATAGTAAGTATGCACTTGCACAAGTTGTTTTACCGCTTTGGCGCGGTAGCATATTAATATTAAAACGATAATCGTGATAAGCAGATAACAATCTTACTTGGTATTCAAAAGGTTCAAATTTTACTTTGCCTTTTACCGGATGCTGAATATGAAAAAAGTTTTTGGCAAAATGTAAATAGCCAGTTTGAGGGTCGGCACACTTCATCAAGTGTTCAACTTGTTCTTCTGTAAACTTTTCTTTAGTGTGAGCCTTTTTTGTTAAGACCCCGTCGAGACTTTTTGCCATATGTTTATTTAATCAAAAAAATAGACCCCGGGGGGTCTATTTGGCACCTTGGACAGGGTGCTAACTGCGACGAAACTTAACCTTTTAAATACTTAGTCAATGCAATGATATCGGTTAATTCTTTGCTTTCATTCATTTGTTCTGGTAAGTTTGGAGTATGGTGTTGTCCTAAACTTCCTCGAATATCATTTTTCATACGCTTTCTTCTATCAGCCGTAAGTTTTCCTTTTGAGTCGCCTTTACTAGAGATACTACCATACCCCCAGTTCTCAGGATCATTGTGATGTTTAGGTAAATTACTTCTAGTATCTAATGGATCTGTCCATACAGTATCCCTGTCAAATGTAGATCGTTTTTGACCTGGATCTTTTTTAGGTCTTTCTTTTATACCGTATCCGTAATCTATGCTATCGTAATCATCACTGTCGCCTTTCTTTTGAGTAAACAATTGGCCTTTGTATTTAGGATCACGCCATTTAGCAGATTCTTCCATATCTTCATAATCTTTAGGATCGTGTTCTTCATAGTGATAATACTCTAATGCTTCTTGACGACTCCAACCGTATTTTCGCATTAGGTGTCGAATCTTTTTCTCTTCGTCGTCTTCGTGATGAGCGGTTTCTTTTACGTCTTTCTTAGACATTTTTTCACTTTCACGACGAGCCTTATCGCTTAGGTTAGTTACTTTGCCACGGCCTTCTTTGTCTTTAGCCTTAACCCATTCGCCTTCTTCTTTCCAGCGAACTACATTGCCCTTTTCATCTTTTTCTTCTGTACGTTCTTCTTTAACAGGAACTGACATTATGCTTCTGAACTTGGCGCCGCCGCCTGGATTAATCGGTCCACCGTTTAATGGATCACGTTCTTCGCCTTTGCTATTGCGCCACTTACCATCTGGACCTTGTTTTAATGGTTCACCAGTTTGATAGTCGTGCCCTGCTTGATTTTCTTCAACTTGTTGATTCATTGCTACTGTTTCACTAATGCCTAAATCATCTGCAAAACGATCGCCAATCCACTCATATGGATCGCCGTCGCGAGCTTTCTTAACACCGTATGGCATATCGTCAAAGTAATAGTCATATAGTGCATCATACAAGCTATCGCTCATTTCGCCGCCATTTTCAAAGTCCATAACGTCACGTTTGTATGTATGTAGGATGTGTTTAAATGTTGCGCCTGTTTCATCTAAGTGTACATTTTCTTCTAGAACTTCACGTGTTTTAACTTCGTTATATAAACTACTTAATTTTTCAATTAGACCTTCTTTAACTTTTAATGTATTGTTGCCTGGACTATAACGTGGAATACCCTTTGTTCCTTTGTGCAAATCATCACCAGTGGCAGTTACCGCATCAATACCGTGTGTATGGGTGCCAGATCCGCCGTGGGCACTATTAGCAAAATGCTCGTCATCATCGCCCATTGTTTCCTCTACAGGCTCATCTTCACCACCAAACAATGGCTCATCGTGATCGTGCATTTCTGGTTCACCAAAAATCATATTGCCTAGTTCACCGTGTGTATCTGGGTGAACTGTTGCACCGTGTTCTGGTTCTGCGTGATGTTCTTCGCCGTGCTCTATAGCACGTAAAATATCCATTAGGTCTTTAATTCCACCTGCGCCTGAACCGTTCATACTAACGTTCATTGTAACATTGTCTTGTTGTTTAGGTTGTTCAGGATGAATTGCTTGAGCAATAATACCTGGCATTGGAATACCCATCTCGTTAACTTGCTTACCTTCTTCAATAGCAGCTAATTTCTGCATTAAATCTTTATAGTTCATTATTTTGCTCCAACTGTTGGAAGTTTCACCTTGCTAGAGCCAACTACGCTTTTTCCAGCTTTAGTTTCTGTAGCCATCTCGGCCTGTGCTTTTACTTTAGCAGCTTTAGGAAATAATTCATCGTTAACACCGCTGTATTCTTTTCCTTCGTGTTTTTCTTTACTAATAGATGCTAGGAAACTCATCTTACGTTTGTCACCAACAACATCTTGATGGTTAGTTTGTTCGTAGTCTGTACCTAACAATGCTTTACCAGATTTTTCATCGTGTTCGTGATTAATCTCGTATTCTAATTCTTCAAATTGATTCTTAACTTTTACGTTGTTTAATGAAATACCTAAACGTTCACTTACCATATCACGTACTTGTTTGCTAGTTGCTGGGTAGTGTGCTGTTACATCAAAAATTGTCATATTGACATTCTTGTGCTCAGGAAACTCTGCCTGACGTTCTTGTATTGGTGTGCTCTTACCAGAACTAACACTAGCTACGTGGAATTGTGCAAGAGCGGCTTTGATTTTGCTAGAGCAATCGCCTGGGCAATCTCCGGCAATTTTAACCTTAAATTCGTAAACTTTTGTGCTTTCTGATAGATATTGTTTAAATGATTTCATAGTGTGATCCCAGTATAGTATTTATTTCAAATTCTTTAATTTTTCTAGCAAACTGTTACGATCTGAAATAATAACACCATCGCCTTGTATTGTTACACCGTCGTCTGCGTTGTTAGCATCTTGGTCAATCTTCTGCTTTTTAAGCTGTAGATCAATCATTTTTAACTTTTTATCAAGTTTTGCTGTCTTAGCATCAATGGCATTCTTAAGCATACTTGCTGCTACTTCAAACATACGTGCGCTGTAACGTGCTTCCACGTTCATTCCCAAGTCCATAATATCATCGTAAGCATCTGTAGCTTTTTTAGCCAGTTCATCTAGCTCATTATCGCCAGCGTCGCCCAGTCCTTTGACTTGCGGAAGTGCCGCTGAGATTTTATCAAACTCAGATATGTCTCTCAAAAATGGCGCGGCCATATCAGCTTTGATTTGCTTTTTTTCTTCTGCCTTGACAATTTTCTTGCTCTCTGGCAGATTTAAGATTTCTTCTAGTTTCTTTGTCATAAAGTTACTTATCTATTTTGCACCGGCGAAGATATCATTTTCGTTTAAAATACGGAACTTGATACCTTGTTGTTTACACCAATGATTAGCGGCTGTCCATTTAGCCTGATTCTTTATAAACTGTGCTTGATTGTATTTGCTCTTGCCCACACGTTCCAAAATAGTTTGGCTAGCGGGTTTAATTTCTATAAGTTCCACAGACATTTGATTCTTCTTATCTATGTATTGAATGAAGAAATCTGGGACATAAATGGTTTGTTTGTTGGTAAGTGGATCTCTGTAGGGAATATTAATTGCTTCACTTGCCCACTTAATAATGCTAGGATTGTTATCGCAGAAATTCATAAAGCTCCATTCCCAACTGGATCTATATGTTGGCACTTTGGTACCGACATATTTTTCGGGGTGCTTCATCGCAAATTTTCCGCGAGCAAATTTTGCCATATTAGACTAAAATATTGCGACTTTCGTAAGTGTCAGTTGCTGGCGCAATTCTATAACCTAGTAAACTAGTTTTCTCTCTGCTGCCATTTAACACTTGTGTTACAACCTGAGTTAGTTGTATATCCGTTAGACTTTTTAAACTGTCTATTAAGGCAAACACTGCAACATTTTCTTTTCTTGCTTGGTTTAATAGTGTAATAGCAATACTGTTGGCACTATTTGTATCAAAACCGCGTTTAAGAAAAAATCCAACTACAGCATCAATTTGCTCAGCTGGAAAACTAACAGTCTTTGAAAAATAATTATCAAAAAATGTTTTTACGTTTTTACTAGTTGCTGGTTGTGGTAAGTTTGTTCTCATTTTTATCCTTCACCCCATCCGTCATTTCCTGGATCTGATGGAGTACCTGTACCGTCTTGTGTATTTAATGGTGCTGCATCATCGCTAGATGGACTAGCTGGTTGATCTTCTTGTGTAGTAGGTGCTGGACTATCGTCCTTGGTTTGATCTGTAGTTGCAGGGTTGTCTGTGCTTTGTGAATCGCTAGCATTTTTATCTGAGCTTGGAAATAATGTATCTTTAATTCCACTAACTGCACCACTAACCGCACTAGATATCCCGCTGATTCCGCCTAAAGCGTTGAATGCCGCGATGCCAGCACCGACTAATGCTGTGCCTGCTACTAAATTACCAATACCCAACCCACCACTAGTATTTTGATTTTGATTTACAGAATTAATAGCATTTGCCAGTATTCCTGGTGCCAGTGCATTTGTGTCAGTACTTTGTACAAAACTTGGTCCACCATCGCTAGGAGTAGTTATACCAGTCAATGAACTAGGCGTTGTATCGTAATGTGTTAATCCAAATCCTTCTGGTGTTCCGGCTTCTACAGCACCTTGACTAAATGACACAGCTTCGTATACAATTTTCATATCAAAGTCGTGTACACCTTGATCGCTATAACTAACTTTGTTATAGTTCCAGTTAGTTGCTATAGGGTTGTATAATTGATAACAAACATATTCGTGTCTTGCCATCTGATAAATTTTAATGTAGTTAAAGAACGGTTGGGTACTGCCATTGTCAAAACCATAAGGAGTTGGCATTGCTGAACTATAACCTGTAGTAGCATTTCTACTATATGCACCAGCGGTATTAGCACTCCTACTGTCTGCATAGTAATATGTAAAATAGTTCTGCCACAACTGGTTGATTAACCCCATATTATCGTCGTGGAACTTAATACTAATTTCACCGTACTTAACTTGATTCTGTACGTTTTTCTTTCTGTTGTATTGATTTAATGTTTCTGTTTGTATAGTAAAACTTGGCAAGTCTACACCTTTAACTAACATATTAATCTCTTGTCCGTAGCGTTGTACTAGATTAATATTCTGTAAAGCACCTTGGTTAATGCCAAATGCCACGTGGAATAAGAATCCACTTTTAGGTGCTAGTCTAAATTGATCTACATTAAAGAGGTTGGCAGCGTGACGCCAATCTTTTAAGATTGTAGGTGGGGTAGACTGTAATGCAGAGTTTGGAGTAAAGGCCATACTAATATTTATCGAAAAGATAAACTGCGTATATAATGAAGAGTCAATAAAAAACCTACCGAAGTAGGTTTTCTATTATTAACTACCGATACTGTTAGTGCCGCCTGGAGTAGTTCTAACTGCTGTTGGAGAACCTAATGATCCACCGATTACTTGGACAGCGTTGTCGAACTGAATGCTTAGTTCTAAAACTACTGGTTCTTGAGCTTTATAATCTAAGCCTGACCAGTTTGTGCTTACCAAGTAGCAACCATAAACTTCCCAAGATTCTAACACTACTGGAGCACTTGATCCGTTACCGCCATCAAGCATTTCAATACGAGTTGTAAACTTGTAGTCGCCAGCTGCTGCGGCTGAACTTTGTTCAAAGAAGTCGAATTGTTTCTGGTTTTGTTCGCCTACTAATGTAGTAACAGCTCCAGTAACGTCATCACGAATCTTAACTGCCAATGGATCCCAAGTTGGCTTACCAGCGTAGTTGATCTTACTGTTGTAAATTTCAATTACTTGGTTTGCGAATTTAACACTTGGACGTCCACAATCTTGAACTTGTTTTGTAAGTTCTGTTGTTGGGCTAGATTTTCCAAAGTTTTCAAAGCTAATGCGGAAGCGATATTTCAGCTTCGGCATTAGCATACCTTGTGAGCCTGCGCTCTGGTCACTAGCTAACGGTACTGTAAAGTTTGATAATGCTGCGATTGCCATTTATATTCTCCTAATTATGCGCCAAGGCCAGCTATAGCACCAGTGTTCTCTAGACGCATTGGGATATAGATAAACTCAACTGATTTGACTGGTTCAATTGCGATGTCAACGTGCAATTCATTTTTGTCGATTCTAGCTGGTGTGTTATTTGATTTATCGCAAACTACGATAAAGTCATATAGCGCACGTTGGCCAGTTAACTCAAGCAACATATTTTCAATTTGTTGTTTGATTTCGTTACGTGTAATTGTATCGTTAGGTTCAAATATGAATGGTTTAGCAATCTTATTCAACTGATAACGTAAGTAAATTACCAAACGTGCTACGTTAATGCGATCTAAACTACTTGCAACTAACTGACGTGTGTACTGTCCATAACACACTAAGCCTGTTCCAGCTAGGTATGTGATTGGATTAACGTGGATTCCAGCTAGTGTATCACGCTGTCCGCCATTTAAAGCAACAGTATGGAATTCACCAGTTTGTCCATCTACGTAACCAACTGAACTTGCGTTTGTTACACCACCACGACGTACACCAGCTGGTGCAAACCAAGGATAGCTAACATTGTCGCTTAGAGCGATTGTACGCAACATAATGTGACTTGGAGGAACAACTACATTGTTACCTGTTAAGTCTTGTGTATAACCCCAAGGATAATACACAGCCGCGTAACTGTT